AGCGTTTCAGCTCTATCGGCAGAGCGCGGTCAATACCGCGCTGCCACAGGAAGTCGAGGACAAGGACGCGGACGCCGTAGGTATTGGCCTCATCGATAATCCAGTCAATTCTCTGCTGGACGGCAGCCAAGTATGCCGGGTCAGACTCAGCGTCTGCGTTATCGTTATATCCAAGAGCAAGAATAAACGTAGTGCTGCCGCGAACTGTTTTTTGAATAACCTCTTGCGACACGTATCGCAGACGGCGACCGCTCTGTGAGAAATTCGACAGTTGGAAATCGTACTCTGCGTTTTCGTAACTAATGCCGATCAGTCGCACAGTGCCCGACACTACACGCAGAGTTATTATGCAGGAACCTTGGCCGTTATCTTCAATATCAAGCCGCCCGCCGTTCAACCCACTGGTGCGGGTCGAGCCTGCAGGGCCGTCAGTATCGACGGTCATCTTGACTACACCATTAACCAGAACCTCAAACGTACCACCGCCGCTAAACTCGTGATACCACACCCCGAAATAATTCTGGAATGATGGAACTGTAACTGTGAGCGTATCGTTTGCAGTAGACGACTCAAGAGCAAAACCGCTAATACTCCACTCTGCCGAGCTGGTTGTTAGTTCAGACCATGTGCCAGAGCGAACAACCGAGTGAATCTCGTAAGAGGCGGTAGAGCCACTGCCAAGAGTTGGTAATAGGGACACAAACCCATAACTGGACGTGTTGAACTCGGCGTTTAGGCAGCGCTTGAGAATATTAGTCCAGTTGTTGCGGTATGCTTCACGACTGAATGCCATGTGGCTGATAGAGTCTCCAAAAACTGCAACTCCACGCCCACCCCACGGATATATCCAATTACGGTTAAAGTTAATGCGGTCGAGCAGGATATCCCTGTTGTCCTGCACTGCGTCGGCCTTTGTCGCCAGAGCGGCAGCCAGCTCGGTGTTATCGCCGGGGCTGCCGGTGATGTCGGCGAATGCGGTCGACGAGCTGGCGATCCATTCCAGCCAATCGGCCCCGTCGTAGCGGTACGTCAGTCCGTCCGCCAGCACCTCTTTTTTCCACCCCTCTTTAGGCGTAATGACGATCCAGCCGCTGCCAGTACGGTACAGCGCCAAGCGGCCAGCAGCGGAGCCGGCAATGCCCGCCCAGGCATCAGCCATGATGTACAGCGCGCCATCTGCCGGGCTGCCGGGCGCGGCGGTCAGCGTCATGCTGATGACTGGGGTCTGCAGCAGTGCGTCGATGATCGCGAACGTGGCGTTGGCGTTGAGGTACTGATTTTGCTGGTTAGCCAGCTCGGTCAGATTGAGATTGGGTGTTGTCACAGCGTTACCTCATAGGCATAGCCCCGCCCTACCGTCTCGCTCAGCTGGTAGATGCGGAATGTGATGGATGATTGCGGGCTGCCGAAGTCCGTGGTCTGGTCTGCGGCTGAATAGCTGAATGTTTCTGTTGCGGTATCGATCGTGCGAACTACGGTCGCCCCGTCCAGTACGTCGACTTCAAACGCCTGCGTGGCCTCACCCACTGGCGCAACCACGCCAGTGCCCCACCAGCTGCTGCTCAGGCGCGAGCGACGCACGAACGTAGCGGTCAGGTTGCCGCTGCCGTCGCGCGTGGCGTTGGCATATACAGGGCTCAGCGGCTCCAGGTTGACGCCCTGGTAGGTGAACGGCACGTCGTCGCCGGTATCGATGCTGGCCCGCTGGGTGATGCCGCGATACAGCCGGTCAATCCCGATCAGCTCGGCGGACATGCCGATGAATGCGTTGTCCGGGTAACCCAGCAGAATGAACCAATCGCCCGGCTGGTGCAGGCCGGTAGCCCATTCGGTGCCTTTGTCGCCACGCACAAAATCGGACAGGGCGTAGCTGCCGTCGGTCTGCAGGTCGGCGTTCTGAAAGCGGACAATCTCCCACCGGCCATCAACGCCATAGGCGGCGTAGTTGTAGCCGGCGAGCAGCTGGTCGCGGGTGATGCTCTCCAGCGCGCCGCTGATCATGATGACGTTTAGCTGGGTCTGGTCGATCAGGTAGCCGTCGTGCTCAGCCAGCGCGCCCGGCGTGGAGCCAACGGTGCATTTGGCGGACCACGCCTGCAGGTCTACCCAAGTCTGGCCGTTGTCGGGCGAGCGATACACCACCCCGCCCGGCCAGCCGCCGGTATACCCGGTGAGCGTTCCGACAAAGCCCGGCGCGTTCTGAACGGTCTCATCAACTACAGGAATATCCAGCGGCACGAACAGCGACGGCCCGGCCACGCCGATGGTGCCGGGTGGTGTGTTCCCCTCCCCGCCTGATGCATTCGGGGTGTAGACCGCCGCTGCATTGGGCTTGGCCTTGACCTCAATGCGGCCGTCCTGCGTGTACTCCAGCTCGCTGGCCAGCACCTCATAGTCGGCCTCTGGCGTTTCAACGGTGATGACGTCGCACGGCTCCAGGGCGAGATACGTCGGCGGCAGGGTGAACGATGCGTCGGTGCGCTCGAGCCAGGCGCGCGACTGCAGCACTTCGGCAATGCCTGCTGCCTCATCTGCACCCAGCACCAGGGCCAGTTCGCTCTCTACCTCGTTGACGGCCTCGGTGTTGATGCGCGTTGAGGACTGCTCGCCGATGTCGTACTCGCGGGCCGCGTCGAGGTATTTGACCACGGTTTTCGCCGGCAGCTGGCTGTCCATCTCGCGCGCCATTTTGAACACGTCGCCGGGCGTGTCACTGGCGGTAGCGCCAAGGTCGGCGTAGGGCACGGTCAGCACGCTGGCCTGGCCGCGCGGTACCGCTTTGAGCTTGTAGCCAGACGGCACGATGTCGAACTGATAAGCCGCGGCCAGCGGCTCCAGCGCAGCGCGAACAGAGCCGCCGGTTACGCGGTATCCCTTCACCTCTTGAGTGAGCGCGGTGACGTCGATATCAGCAGCAGTGAGCAGGCCGGACAGCTCGACCTCTTGCTCGATGACGTCCGATAGCAGTGAGTTGTCCGAGCTGGAGCGATCGCTGATCTGATAGACGCCCACAGCCGTGATACCAAAGCCGGGGGCATAAGCATGCACCGGCCCGCGCACGGTCGCCGCCGCGGCTGAATCGACCAGCTCGGCAGTCGTACCCGAAACGTCGTAGACCCTGACCTCATTGAGGTCGTGCACCAGCATGCGGCCGCCGTAGCAGGCGAACGGGGACGCCTGAGCGCCCGCCGTCCCGGTGAATAGCGCTTCGGACCACAGTATTGCCCCGGTCTCCGGATTCAACTCGCCAACAATGCTGATGCTGGTGCCGTGACGGATGTATACCCGGCCGGTCGCCGCGTCCTCAGCGATGAAGATGGAGGCGTAGTTGACGAGACCCGGAACCGTGACCGGCACAAGCTCAGAGCCACGGACCATCAAGAAACCGGTGACGGTCTGGAACCAGTACGAGCCGCCGGCATAGCTCCAGATGGCATAGTCCCACGGCGTCGGTGCGGGAATTTCGCCGGCAAACTCCGGCACGTCGCCGCCGGTGATGTCGTTGGTTGCGTCGTGAATGGCAAAATTCGTGGTCCCGTTGATGGGTCTGGCTTGGTACGCACCGATGGGTGTTGTGCCAATCCTCACGAGCCTGGCAGTGCGGCTGCCGACTTTGATCAACGCCCCGTCGTGGTTGTAGGTGTTGAAGAACATCCGTGCCTGACAGTACTCAGTGCCGCCAATCTCGATGAACTCAGTGGTGGCGTGAGTGGCGGTGATGAATACCGCGCTATCGGCGTAGACGGGCTGGCCGTCATACTCGCGGTCATACATGTATGCCGGAGACTCGACGCTGGCGGCTTTGACCAGCTCAACCCTAAACTGCGCGCCCTCCAGGGTGTTGCCGTAGTCGGTCAGCTCAAAGTCGCGGAACTCGATGTAGCAAAGACCGCGGTGGCCGGTGGCGTTGCCTACGCCCGCGTCCGCCTCATAGCGCGCGGTCGGCAGCTGGTCGTCTGACCCGCTGTAGAACGTCCAGTTGCGCGCCACCTCGTTGCTGGAAATGATGGTTTCCAGATCATCACTGCCGGCGTCGTACAGCAGTTTGTCTGAGCACCAGATGCGGCGAATGCCCGCGACCGGACCCTCACACAGACCCAGATGAAACGTGGCAAAGTAGGTGTACTCCTTAGTCGCACTGCTGCCGCCGCCCTTACCGCCGCTGCTGACCTTGCGCACCCGCTCGCGCAGCTTGTTGTTTTCCAGCCACAGCACATTGCCGCTGACCACGATGGTGCTATATACGCGCGGAATGTCCGCCCCGTAGGTGCTGGTCTGGATGCTCAGGTCAGACAGGCGCGGGCCGTCGTAGCTGATGCCAACGCCGCCTACTACCGCGCCAACGCCGGCGCCCAGGGCGGCGCCGTACATTGCGCCGGCCGGACCACCGACGAAAAAGCCAATCGCCCCGCCGACAATCGCGCCAATCGCGCTCTGTGTACTCATGCAGCGACCATCCTGTACGCGCCGGTCACCCGGGCGCGATTGAGCGCGTCAAGCCGATGGCGAACCACGCGGCCGGACTCTGACGTGCTGTGAATGATGTAGGGGTGCCCACGCTCAAAGCCGGCGTGCAGGGCGATGTGCTGCGGGTCGCGCGACATGCGCATGATCAGCCAGTCACCGGGGCCGGCATCCGCAAGGGCAATGCGCTGCAGTGATGGCTGGCTATCCAGAATGCGTTCCAGCTGGCCATCAAATGGCGTGCGTGGGTAGCCGCGCCCATCCTGATGCGGCAGGCCGAGGCGCTTGAAGCAGTGCACCAGCAGGCCGGCGCAGTCCATGCCCACGCCGGGCACGCGGCCCTGATGCAAAAACGGGGTACCCATGCACTCCAGCGCCGCGGCAATAATGTCGTCTGGCGTCATGCTCCGCGCCCTCTCTGGGTGTATTCGGTTTTGCTGGGCACGTCGGGCTGGCCGCCGAAGTTGACCGTGTTGTCGAACTTGTCGCGGCAGTCCTGCCGGCGCTTGCGGCAGCCCGGAATGGCCTCGTACTCATCGCCCACCTGTGCCGGGTACGGCAGGGCCTCATGCAGGGTGAACACGCCGCTGGCAAACACCTTGATCTGCGTCGGCTTGAGCCCGGCGTTGTTGCCGGTGGTAAAGCGAATCTCACCGTAGCCGAACCAGTCGTCAGCCTCTGCCCTGCCGCTGTCGGTGAACTGGTACTGGCTGGCCACCGCTGTCAGGGTGCCGGTCACCAGGTAGTCGGCTAACTGGGGGCCGTCCGGATTGTCGCGCGGCCCGGTGCAGCGGCTGCGATCGGTGGCAATCAGGCTGCCGCCCAAATGCTGATCGAACAGCGTCCAGGGGCACGACGGCGAGTAGTTGCGGCCAACCTTCTGGCTTAACACGTCCGCCATGCTCATGAGCTGCACGCGGTACCGGTGGTCGGTGATGTCCACCTTGCCGAAGAACATGAGAGCCAGCGGCTCTTCATCTTCAACCGGTGCGGCCCAGCTGGTGGCAAACACGTAGACCCGGGCGTTGTCGTAGGCACCCACCTGCAGATCATCCAGGGTGATCGCCCCGGCCTGCAGGATGCCGTCCAGGTCAATGCCGCTGCCCGACATATCGGAGGTAGCCGCCATGCCGCTGAACTCATAGCCGCTGGTGGCCTGATACACCTCACCATTGCTCATTTTCAGCGCCACGGGGTAGCTGGTCAGCCTGACGATCGGCTGATCGCCCACGGGCTCGATCCGGGCGCAGTAGGTCCGCGTCCGGTAATCGGCAACATGTGATTTCATTGGGGTGCCTTATCAGGGGTCCAGCAGCTCGATCAGGCGCAGGCCTGTTACCTCGCGATGGCGCGGGTCCAAGGCTGTGACCTGAAACGTAGAGTCAAACGCGCACGGGACATCAAACTCGCAGCCACCGGTCACCACCTCCCCGGCGATGGGGTTGGTTTGCACTGTGCCGCCGCTGACGTAAGCGCCGAATGCGCTGGAGTTGATGTCCACCGTGATGGTGGTCGTTGTTCTGGCCGTGATCAGCGCACGCAGCCCGTTGATCTGGGCCATGCCCACCACTGCGCTGATGACAACCGACTCACCGACAGCAAAGGTGTTGGCTCCAACCGTCAGCACAGCCTGCGCTGCCTGGCTGATGCCCGTGATAGCGCGCGACTTGTTGGCCGCCATTTGCACCTGGCCGGTGGTGCTGTCGACCGAATACTGCGCTGCAGGCAGCACCAGCCCCGCCACGGCAATGGCCCATTGGCCTTGCACGGGCTTAAACAGCGTGCGCCGCGGGCGGCCAATGTCTGGCAGTGCCGGCTTGTCGCGCCCGTACTCCTTCACCAGCTGGTAAAGGCCGGGGCTGATTTCATCCAGGGTGCAGTCCAGAGCGGTGAATGCACTCTTGCCATCGTTGGCGGTGGTGAAGTCGTCCCAGCTTTTCACTCGGAAGCCGGCAAAGCCACCGTAGCTGCGGTGATACAGGCTGGCCACGGAATCAGCCAGCTCGCTATCGCGCTTGATGTATCCAACATCAAACTCTCGGTACGGCTTGCCGTTGATCAGCCACACATACCGCGCCCCGCCCTGCGTGGTGCTGGGCGCAAGCATGTAGCTGTCTTCAGCCTCTGCGCCCACGCGCATGCACACGTCCAGGCGCTCCTCAAGAAACGCACCCATCAGCGATACCTCTGTGCTTGTGCTACGCCTTGGGCAACTGCCCTCCGCACCGATGCCTCGGCCCTTCTGGCCTCTCTGGAATCCCTGATACCGCTGAGATCGATATTGCCAACGTGCACCTCGCCGGAACCTCCCCGGCCCGCGCGGCTTCCTCTAATGTCGTCCAGCACGCTATCCAACTTCGCACTGGTCTCGGCGGTGGTGACGCGCTCGCCTTTTTCCAGGTACCAGCTGCCTGTCGCTGGAATGCTATCGATACCGTCGTGGGCCATGCCGGCCAAGCCTGCAGCAGCAACAGCTGCAGCCATTGGCTCGGTGACCGCAAGAGCAGCCGCCATTGCGCCAGGCGCCATCGCGGGGCCCACTATGGGAATAGCTGCGGTGCTGGAGAATGCGTTGATACCAGAAAGAATTGAAGAGGCCTGGGCGTTGGCAGCAAGAGCTGTGGCGCCCGACGCCTGGGTGGTCTTCCCAACAAGGAGTTGAACTGCCTGATAGGCCAGCCACTGCGATGCCATCTGTCCAAGGGCGTTCACAATTGAGCGCAGCATAGACTCAGCAATGCCGGCGAAGGCCTGCTCCAGCGTCTCGGCGTCAAATATCATCGACTCGAAGGCGTCACCCATCTGGCCGCTGAAGTTCTCGACGACAGAGGCGGTCAAGTCGTCAAACGATGAGAGGCTGTCTTCTGCCGCATCCAGCCATCGCTCCCAGTAGCTACCGTTGATTTCAAGCAGCTTCTCGGCGCGTTCTTCCTCAAGCCGCCGAAGAAGTTCGGCCTGCGCTTGGCCGGTGACCTGAGTGTTCTTAAGGATGATCTCACGCCGGCGTTCATAAGAGGCCTGAATCGACTCCTCTTCCGTCGCGAGAGCGTCCTGAATCTGACGGGCTTGCTGGTTGATTTGCTGCAACTGATCAGCTGCAGCTTTCTGGGCTTCGGCCTGCTTTTCGTAGTTGCCGATCGTGGTGAGCAGCGCATCAGCGTGCGCGAGCTGAGACTCTGTCGCGCCGTCAAGGGCTAGTTTGAAAAGCTCCGTCTGCTTCTCATCCATCGCCAGCGTTGCAACCTGTAGTTCAAGCTGTGCGATGTGGTCAGCGATTGCTTTAGTTGCAGACTTGGCCGAATCCGCTGCGTCATCAAAGGCCTCTCCACCTTCGTGCGCGATATTACGCCCCTGCACCACCGCCTTTGCTGCCTCGTTGCCCGCGTCCACGGCATTACGAATGAAGCGCTCAAACTTCTCTCCAGCAAGCGGCTCAAGCAAAGACTGCTGGATACTGGCAGCCGCCTCTGCGGCAACCCCGGCAGCAATCCGCGCGTCAGCGCGCATAGACTCGACGTTCACAGAGAGATCGATACCGGGAATCTGGCTGATCATTTCAAGAATGTCGGCGCCGATCCTGTTAACCCAGAGCTCGGCGGTCGCAAAGGTGCCGACGATGGTATCAGCAGCGATGCTGAAGCCACGGGCCACGCCATCCGCCGCGCTGATAACAAACCCAATTGCCGGTACCGCCGAGTCAACCACATCGGACACCACCTGGCCCAGCCCGCCAGCCTCCTCCGCGCTGCGCAGGAACTCGTCGCCGACCGCCTTGAGAATGGGGGCCAGCTGAACTGTAAGCTGTTTACCAACGCCATCAGTGAGCAACCCAAACGTGCTCATAGCATCGTTGGCCATCTCCACCTTGGCAGCGTCAACATCTGACAGGTTGAGCCCGAAAATCTCGACTTGGCGCGCCGCCTCAGCGATGGTGCCGGGGTCCAGCTGTTGAATTGCGGCAGCGTTGCGCGAGCCGAAGATGTCCGCAGCAACCGCCCCGCGCTCAGATGCCTGCACATTGTCGATGAGCGCCTGGTTGATCTTGGCAATCCGCTCATCAAGCGGCAGGTCATAAATGTCCTGGGCGCTTACCCCGAGGCGGTCAAAAGCATCCGCTTGTGCTGTAACGCCCTGAATCGCCTTGCCAATGTTGGTATTGAGGGTTCGCCCGGCCGTTTCGATCTTCTCAAACCCAACGCCGCCAAGCTCGCCAGCTCTACGCAAGTTGGCCATGCTTTCGTAGGTGGTATCCAGCTGCTGCGCGGTCTTCGCCTGCTGGTCGATCAGTTCACGCTCGCGCTGGATCATCACTAGCATCCCAGCGGCGGCCACACTGGCGCCAGCAGCAATACCGATGCCGATGGCCTTGCCGGCCTTCGCCATCTGATCAGAGTTCTTTTTGGTCTGGCGGGCGGCCTTATCCATAGGCCCCGTAAATCCGCCTGTTTTAGCGACCAAATCGAGCGTGAGCGTTCCGAGACTTTTACCCGCCATGCTTTTCTCCTGGCATAAAAAAACCCGCCGAAGCGGGTTTGTTACAGTGCGAGAGGCTATCTCTGCATCCCAGTAACCGAATAACTTTTAACTACACCGGACTGGTCGAATATGACGCTCAGCCCTTGTGACTTTGCGCTGGTTCCGGCGAAGCCTACGTGCGAATATCCCCACGAAAGCACCTCTGTGCCGTCCGAGTTGCGCGTGCTCGCGAGTGGCGCGCCGAAAAGCGCGACAACCTCTGCCTTAGTCGATCGACCCTCTTCTACCTGAGCGAGCTGGCTATCAGTTATCGGTTTCCCGTAGGTCGCGCAGCCAATCAGTAGAATGGCAAGAAAAGACGCGAATAAAAGCTTGAGCATGGCATTCCTCCTTGATGAACAAGGTGGAATGTAGCACCGGCCCAGCGGGGTGCCAAACGAGGTCAGCCGGTATCAAGCCCGAGCGTTAGCTGCAACTGATGGCGCCAATGATCTACCTGGTACTCGAGGCCGGGCTTTCGCCAGCGCCACACGGCCAATTCCTTTCCGCCCAAGCTAGCCACTTTCCGTGCGTCATCCAGCGCCTTGCAGGCGCGCTCGAACTGCTGTCGCTCATTCAGCTCGCCGTGCAGCAGGGCATCGATGTGAAGGTCGCACCAGACAGCGAACTTCAGATCAAGCCAGCGCGCGAAAGCGACGGCCAACTTCGGGTGAAGCCAGGTGCCGCCGCCTCGACCAGCCTTAGTGACAACAAGCCCGGTCTCTTTCGCTAGTTTCAGCGTGAGAGCTTTTGCTTCTTTACCTCTGGCCTCCATTGAGCGCAGTATTTCTAAATCTGTCTCAGAGACACCTTTACCAGATAGAGCCTCGGCTAGGGCGCTCATGTACTCAACTGTTTCGATAGTGCGTAACCACGTAGTTGGCTCTTTGCCAAAGCGCTTTGCGACCGGAGCCGCATCGATCCAACCGTCAGCGTTGAAGCGAACCGGCTGGCCTTGATAGTTGAACGGGATAACGCTGTTCATGCGCTGGCACTCATGGTGGACGCACTTTCAACCTCCGCCGCCAGGGCGATCCAGTCTACCTTAGGCGGCAAGATCACCTGACGCTTCATTTTCCGCGACAGCTTGCCCTTGATGCTTGGGGTCCACGGCTGCCCACTGCCAAGCACCTCTTTTGCAAACCATTCACGCGCTTCCATTACAAATCCAAGGAAGTCGCTGACTGACTGCTCCTTGCTTTTTATCAGCTGCATCAGGGTTTCATACTGGTCGTCAGGAATATCCTCTACTCGGGCAACCTGAAAGACCACGCGCATGTTATTAAAAATCCAGCCGCGCTCACGCTCACTGAAGACCCATGAACTGGTCAGGGCGTACATTGCATCGGATGCTGCACGCCAATGCTCTTTCGTCAGGGATGGGCGCATTGCCGACCGATGAATGTAGGCGCCAGTTTTGCGGATGCTCGGCAGCACCTCGGAGGTAACCCACTTCTTGAAGGCTTTCGCCGCAGGCTTCCGGCTACGAAGGATTGCGGAGTACAGCCCAGATTCATTAATGATCGTCATTTCCTGATCACCAGAGGGGGTGGGCACAATCTGCCTACCCCTCTCATCGTCATCAAGATTGCGGGTCATGTCTTTAGCGGACTGGTACTCCAAAGCTTTCGCGATATCGGATGCGACGAACCACGGCTGATCGTCGATCATCATGGTGCGAATCTCGCGCGCCTCGCGAGCCTCAAACTTGAAAGGGATGACATTAGATACTGCTGTGCTATTCTTGCTCATGTGAATTGACCTCGAAATTGATTCGCATACAAAGCCCTGACGACTCTCACCTCGTCGGGGCTTTCTTATTTCTGCTCGGCTTTCTCTTTGCGCATAAGCGTGCGCACCGCTTCTACCAGTTGCCCGTTCATGGAACGGCTCTGCTCTTTCGCCTTGACCTTCAGCCAATCCGCTACATCAACCGGCAGCCGGGTTGTTGCTCTCACGTACTCAGACATAGATCCTCCTAATCACCAAATTGGTGGCATAACCAAGATAGGCTTTCACCAAATTAGTGTCAAATGAAATATTCCACCAATCTGGTGATAATCTTCCGGCATGGCTACTCAAGACAACTACACCCGCATCACCCTCCGCATGCCGAAAGACCTCCACGAGAGGCTGGCGAGCCTTGCGGAGGAAACAAGCAAATCCATGAACGCCGAGATCATCGGCAGACTGGAGGCCAGCGTATTCTCCAGCGAATTGCCTGAGACCCTTATCCCGGCTGCCAAGGCAAGGCAGATTGCAGCCGCAGCCCGGCAGCGCCTTTCGGCAGTGATTGAGAGCCGCACTATCAGTGCGATCAATCGCGCCATTGCCAACGGCAAAACCATGGCCGTTGTTGAGTTCAACGACCTGCAGCTCGACGCAATGGGTGACGCTGAAGTGTCCGAGGTCTACGGCGATCTCTTCGACAAACTTGATGCCGCCGGTTACTACTCCGAGTCAGATGGCGAAGAGACGCTGGTTGTGTTCTTGTCCCGACCTCCGGCAGCGCAAGAGCGCGACTAGGGGTACTCAGATTGTGAGTACCCCTCTGGCGCCAACACGAACAGTATTCGTGTTCAAAGTGGGGACATCCCGCTTTGCCTCAATGGCTAAATCCCTCGAATCTGAGGCATTTAAGATTCGTATCAGCCAGAGCCATCATGACGATGACAGGGGTACCCACAATGTGGGTACCCCATCTGGCGAACTTTAATACGGGATATTCCAACCTTTTCTAGATACCCGGATTTCCGGGTATGTAGGAATCAACCTTTGATGTCGCTTTATCCGTCATCAAGCTACCCCAGCACCCTATCCCGGAGAATATTGCCAGCCAGTTACCCTGCGGCCACTACAAATCCGATTGCCCATCGCGCCCAGAAGCGCGGCGGCGACAGCTTGTCGGTCATTGTTCGCACCCAGCGAAGGGGTTTAGCTTTGCTAATACGATTCACGGATTGGCAGCTTCGCGCCTACTTCCACGCCTCCATTGCAAGCTCCAGCGTCATTGCCGGCTCTTCCATGTGCGGCATGAAGTCGTAGATCTTGTAACTGCCATTCTTGCTATGCGCATTTACGTACAGCATGGACAGCTGGGCTGCGCCGCGCTCTACCCTGATACCCAGATTGAAACTTCCGCGCAGCTTGCGGTAGCGCATCCACTGCAGTGCTTCTTGATAGCCGAGTCGCTGCTGGGCTTCAGCGATGGTGCTGCCACCCACCCCGCACAGGACGAGTTCATGCCAGAACTCGTCCAGCTCGCTCAGCTCTTCGTCTTTCCCGCGCCGTTAACCTCACCCATCACACGCATCAGTTCCATAACCAGGGCGTGATGCAATGGGCCGCGCTCGGGGTCAGCCTCCCCGGTGATATCACCGGGGGTGAAAACTGCTTTGCCCTCTGCGTCGCAGATGCTGGAGGCGATACGGCCCGCCACCGGGTCTGATTTGCAGCGCGCCGCTGTCAGGTCTGACAAGGCGGCGGAGTACCCAACACGACGAACAAAGACGGTCGCTTGCAGCTCCACGCCCTCATCGTTCTTCCAGGCAATGTCTTTTTTAACCGGGGCGCCAGTGAAGGCGCCGGCGGCTTGCAGGTTCTCAATGGTCAAATTCATGCTTTGGGAATCCACGCGGAGCCACCAGTGCGCTGAACGGTCACAGTAGAGGTGACGACAGCGTTCTGCTGGAAGTCGAACGGAAAGTCGCTGATGTAGCCCTGGTACGTGAACCAGGTGCGGGTGTCGGGCAGAACAAAGTCGCCAGAACTGTCGGCAGTAGGCGCATCAGTGCCGTCAGACCAGCCGACCACCCACTTGAGCTCAGGCTGCGGATTGGTTTCGCTCAGCTCATGCATGCGGATGTGCGACGCGTTTTCCGGGTCGGCATTGAGGCCGATAGTCGCTTGGCCAGGCGTGCGCAAGCCCGGTTTGTAGGTGCGGTCGAACGATTCGAGGCACGTATCCTCAATCTGATCGGCCGGCGCACCGCCGGGGGTGAAAGTGGTGGCGCACTCCACGGCTACCACTTCGCCAGTGTCCGGGTCGATGAAGTAAATCTGGGTGCCCTGTGTGAGCTTGCTCATTGGTGGTGCTCCTGTTGCGGGTTTTCAGGCATTAAAAAACCCGCTCAAGGCGGGTTGGTTGGGGGTTGCTCGTTTCAGCGCGGGACCAGCCAGTCCACGGCGAAGGTGTAGCGATAAAGGTTGGTGTCGCGGTCTTTGCTTTGGCCAAGCCAGCTGGTGATGTGTGCGTGCGGCTCGATGGCGTCACGCAGCACGCGAGCTACTTCCGTTGCCGACGCGCTGGTGTTGCCGTACACGTCTATCTGCAGGCTGTAGCCGTCCATGTCTGGCGTTTGGTTGATGTAGTTCTCTGGGCTGCCGCCAATGCTCTGCCAAACGGCATAAGGGTAAGCAGTGCCTTCAGGCACCTCACCAAAAGGCCAAAGCCTGGGCGGACTGCCAAGCACAGCCTGCACACCAGCCGACGCGGCGCAGACAGGGTAAATTGGTGCGATCACTTGATGCCCGCCTTCTTCTTGGCCGCCTTGATGGCGCGCGTCATCTTCTTGTCGTACTGAGCTGAGAACTCGTTGATGGCTGCCGCGATGTTGTCGGCCAGAGCCCGGCGCATAAATGGCGTGGCGGCAATGTCTTTTGTGCCGAACTCCTTGTATCGCCAGTGCCGGGTATCCTTGCCGGGCAGGCCATCAAGCGAGACAGCCGTTGCGTTACCGCCGGCGCCGCCCATGACCCCTACGCGAAACATCAGGTTGCCGGTGCGCTTGAAAGTCCTGCCGGACCAGCGCTCTACAATGTTGCGCTCGATGTTGGCAGCGGTTTCTGGGTCGTCCAGTGCCGCGGCGTTCTGCCGGGCTTTGTCCCGTACCAGCTGGGCTGCCTTGCGCAGGGCGAAGCGCCCGCCTTTGTACTTCAGGTCGTGCTCGATGGCCTCAAACTTGCCCAGCACTTCGGCCAGGCCTTCGACGTTCACCGACACTGCATCAGTCATGACCAACCAGCCCACGCAGGGCTGCCCCGCTCTCGATCTCAGCGAGAGTCCATTGCTTCCAGGCCAAGTCATGCGCCCACTGCTCTCGGTCTGGCTTGGCAATCTCGCCCAGCTTGTGGCCGGTGACGTCCCAGGCCATGGCGCCAACATCGGCGGTTACTGTTGGCACGCCTGCCAGCACAGCATCCACAGCTGAGTTGCTGTTGTAGCAGATGGCGACAGCAGCGCCGGCCAGATCCTCCGCGAGCGTGCCGCGGGAGTTGGTGGCCATGCGCAGCTGCTGCTTGATGCCTTTGCGGGCGGTGAGCGGGTGCGAGCGAAACTGAACCGGTAGCCCATAAGCAGCGGCGGCGCGCTCGGCGGTCTGCTCATACCAGGGCATGAGGTCTTTACCCTGCAAGCTGGCGTCTCCGGGCACCTGCCCCATCAACAGGACATAGTCGCCACCTTCCTTCCAAGGCTGCATGCTGAAGTGCTGGCGGAAGCGCTCGCCGCCATCAACGGGCGCTGCCGGAAACTCACCATGCCCGTTGAGTCCATTCCAGGCGAGAGACGTCCAGGCGAACCGGTCGCCTAGGTAGCCGCGCTCAATGACCAGCACGTCATGGCCGGCGGCACGCAGTTTCTGCCCAAGCCGCCACCCCCAGCAGGCTACATGCTGCGTTCTGGCGGCTTGGCCATGGGTGAGCGTTACGTCAAAGCCCAGCTTTTCAAATCCTGCAGCCAGGGCGGCCTGGTGGGCCAGCTGATGTTCTGCGCGCGGGCTGGAAATCAGTGTGATGTGCATACGCCTATCCCCATCTTGGAGCCGCTGTCTACAAACTCAACGCAGCCCGCATTGGTGGTAGCAATCTCTGCCCACAAGCGCGGCACCTCTACCGGGTTGCCGTGCACCTTCTCGCGCAGGCCCTGCCCTACGATGTCGTGAAAGGCCACCAGCTTTGCCATGGGCGCGTAGTTTTCCCAGTCCTGCTTGGCGCCCTTGTAGGTGTGATCACCATCGATCAGCGCGGCATCAAACTTACCGAGCCCGCGGATGCGCTCAATGACGTCAGCGTGAGTGCTGTTGCCCAGCACAACATCAATGATGTAGCCCTTGGCGCGCAGGTCTTCGGCAACGGCCAAAAGGGTCTGCTCGGTTTTCTGCTTGCCCCAGAGGCCGCCCGGCAGGTCGACTGCGCAGCCGTAGCTGCCGGCCGGCAAACTGCTCATCACCTCGTGAAAGGTGTCGCCGTGTCGGCTGCCGACTTCGATATAGCGCCGCACGCCACGGTCTCTCAGCAGGGCAATGAATCGTCGCAGCTCGTATTCGTTCTGCGACGGGGCGCGGCCAGAGAAGGTTTTCAGCACAGGGATTGCTCCAGGGTCATGCGCGGGAAACAGGTCAGGGTCGTTTCCCGTGAACAGTTGATGATGGTTGCTTGCTTGCAGTCGATCTGCGCGAACTGCTGCTGCCACATGGCGCAGCGTTTGGCGTCCGGGTTCTTGGTGCTCTGGTGGTCGCCATGCCAGTGGGTGCCGCGCTCCACGGAACAGTCATACCCAAGCAGAAGCACTCTGGCCGCACCGCGCTCTATGGCGAACTGGATCGCCCGCATGCCGCTGTTGTGCGGCTGATTGGGTACTCTGTGCCGATTGATGCCGTACTTTGTGTCTGCGCTCTGGTAGCTCGACCAGCGCTCTGCCGGAACATCAAGCAGGTGCTGGTTGTGATCCCACCATGCCGGGTCTGCGGCGTAAACAACGCAGGCGAACCGGGCCAGTTGCCAACTGCTGTTCACGGCGATGGCGGGCATGCCTGACCGCTCTATCAGTGCGCAATCGGTAGCGGTGAGGCTGGGGCCGCTGGCGATGCAGGCGACCGTCATCCCCTCCCACATAGTCAGCCCTCATTCACGCCTTGCGAACAGGGCGCGGTTACATAATCCAGGCCGCTGTCGGGGTCAGGCAGAAACCCTGCCGGGTTGTAAATTTTGCCGTTGTGTACCAGCCGCATCGTCGGCAGCAGCCCTTCCCGGTGACGCAGGGTAATGCGCGCCACAATCTCTGATTGGTTGGCGTGCGCCGCCATAAAGTCCTTCACGCTCAGCGGCTCGATAGCGCATGGCACCGACTCCCAGCCCGGCACGGTCTCCCAGTCATACAGCTGCGCACCGCTTTTCGGGTCTCGGCCAGACGGAACCTTGGATTGAATGGCAACTCGGTGGCGCAGGCGGCCGGCTTTGATCCCCATGCTCACCTCACGCCAGCGCCGGATCGCGCAACGAGTACAGCAGCGCGGTCACCGGCTTGGGCAGATAGCCCTGCTCGTATGCGCCGTCTGCGTTGTTGTCGCGGTCTTTGTAGAAGAAGCCGACAAGCAGCAGCGTGGCCTGCTCGACTTCCGCAGCCACTACCATTGCACCCTGGCTGTCGGTGACGTAGGTTGGGTCTCCGCTGCTGTCGATCACAGGGTTACCGTGGTCATCACGCTCGACCTCAAACGGCGATGCTGATTTGAGGTAGTTTTTCACGGCCTTGGATGCGGCGGTGACGTAGCCGGTGATCAGGATGTCGTCGTCGTCATGGTCCATCTCAAGTTGATGCTTGGCCTGCTCCAGCGTGACGTACATCATTGCAGCTTCACTCCCTTAGCAGGGTCATGAGTAGAGGCGCTGGGGCGCAGGTCTTTGCCGTCGCGGCCGCGCTTCGCTGCCAGCGTCCACGCCTTACACCCTGGCTCGCCCGGCTTCTTGTCGGTTGGCTCGTTGCAATGCCAGAGACTCCCGCCAAAGGTAACCATGTCACCGGGATGATGCATGCCGGGCGTGAAGACGCCGCGATAAATCATCGCTGGAACGTCAAGCCGCTTGGTAGTCTTGTTGCCCATTGCATCGGTAACCGAAACCTCGAAACCTCGCTCACTGAATGTGATGATCTCAGTGGACGCCCAGCCGTTGACGATACACTCCCAGCCATCCATCCCGTGCGTTTTGCGGCGGGCAATCCATATGCCGCCGTTGTGGCTTGCAAAAGTACCCTTGCTATAGCTGCGCTCTTCGTTGATGGCGGGAAGGACATCAATTTCAAGGGCGTCTCTTCCGTCCTGCGGCACTGGAATTCGATCAACGGCCTTGTCGACAATGTCGCGCGCTTGCCGCTCCAGAGATAGCGCAAGGTCAGAGAATCGGCGCTCGAATACAGCGGCCACCTCTTCTGCGCTTGGCGCCGGATCTGGCTCAATGCTCTTCACCAGTTGGTCAAGGTGACGCTTGATCTCGTCCATATCAGCGTCTTTGCCGGGCTGAGATGGCGGCAGTTCTGCCACGGCAGACTTCACCAGCTCCAACAGCATTGGCTGTACGTCTTCAACGGTCACCGATTCGCCATCCTTGGCTGGCGGCAGCGCCGAGACGACTTTCGCCACCTCATCAACAATCAATGGGGCGACGTCTTCAACAGAGACGCTCTTTCCAGCCGCGCCCGGCTCTGGTGCGGGCAGCGCGGCAACCGCATCAGCGACCATCTGCTTGATGACTTCGTGGTCGGCGTCCTTGCCGTTCTCGGGGGCTCGAATCAATGCAGCAGCCTGATTGGCAATGACCTCAACATCAGGGCGCTCATCCAGGGCTTTCCGCAACTCGGAAATGTGGTCATCGCGCTGTTGCAGCTGGCCGGCGAACTCTTTGCGCAGCTCATCACGCACGCCAGCAACAATCCCGGCCATGATAGGGGCCAAGGCCCTTGCCTGGGCTTCAAGCTCACGCATTGAGGGCACTGGTCACCTCCTTCTGGAAAAAGGCAGCGAGAGCACGCGCCTGGTCGTCGACTTCTTCGTCGGTTGGCTCTGGCTGCGCCGACGGGGGATTTGTGGAAGGCTGAATTGCCAGCGGGTCCATTGCGTCACGTGCAGCGATAGCGGCCATTGAGTAGTCTTGCTGCTGCATGTAGACAGTATCGCCACCAACAATAGGCCCAAGATTGAGGCGTTTGCGCGCCTCGTTATTCGTCATGATCTTGCCAGACACGCCGCTGCTCAGTGTCTCGATCTGAGTGGCGCTATCCATCCGGAACAAGACATCAAGGTCTAGCTCAACCCCGGCGCCCTGCTCAAACTCCAGACCCTCGTCAAGGCATAGCTCCATGTTCTCGATAAGCGATTGCAGGCACTGGCTGTAGTAGTCCTTGTTCTGCGCGTCGATGTTGTTATAGGTCGGCATATCGCCGACGCCAATCTTGTAGGCCGGGACGTGAAATGTTGAGCAAACAACCTCAGCAGTCCAGCGCAGCTGCTGGATCAGCTGGGCGTCAACAGCAGTCATACGCATGGGTTCGAACTTCAGCCCATCGCCCAGCACGGCGACCTTGCCGGCGTTGCTTCCGGTGTAGTCAGCATCCCAGCGAGCCTTCAGGCGCTTTGCCGTTTCATCACTGATCGCGCCCGGCGCGGTAAGAACTCCACCAGGGTTTGCACCATTGGAAAAGAACTTGTCCGAATCTTTCTGAATCTTCATACCTTGGCTTGCGGCGAGGCCTGAAGCGTACAAGGGGCTCACGCCAACCAGCGGATGGAAAAGGCAGTTCATGCGGTCGTGGATGATCTCGCTGGCAGGAACTGTAACGCTGGTCTGCTCCTGCCCGTTTAGCTCGTCCTGGCCGAGCTGGTAGTAGACAGAGCCATCGCTGGAGACAAGCACCTGAACACGTGTAGGGTCAAGCACGTAGATGGCCTTCACGTCGCCATTGGATGCACGCTCTTTCAGCCCGTAGGTGTTGCCCCTGAACAGCTTTGAGGTGATCCACCACTCCTTGAACTGGATGTGGTTTTGATAGCGGTTCGGCTTGCGGAGCACAGCGTACTTTGGCGCGCTGAATTGATTCCAGATGCCGTTGCCGTCCTCGCGCACAGTGCGGAATGGCATCTTGCCGATGTCAGCCGAAATCAGGGTGATGCAGGCGTAAACGGCGTGATATGCCGCAACGGTGTCAGCACACCACTCTTCGTTCTTCTGCCAAGCGCCGGCGGACGGCTCGCGAATCCACGGCCACCACCCACCACGGTTATCCACCGGTGCCATGTAGGTTTTCTGCTGGGCAGCTTTGCGCAACGCCGAAAATACGTTAGCCATTCGCTAAGCCCCTGAAGATTACGGTCGAAAACAGCATGGAGAATGCGCCAGCAGCAATAAGCGACCAGCCAACGCCATACAGCATGTAGATCCCGCCTGATACTCCAGCGGCGCCGCTCAACGCAAAAAGAATCAGCCAGGTGAACTGAGACGAAAGGATCGATGCGACAGCGCTCACCAACGCAAATGCAGCTTGCTTCGCGCTGCGAACCAGACCCTTTTTCATGGTTATTCCTTATCGTTACCGGCTGGTGCCTGAACCAGCGCCTCAACATCCTTCTTGAGGATGCGACCGCCCTGGCCGGTAGGCGTCACGCGCGCCAGGTCGACTTTCATTTCTTCCGCGAAGCTGCGAACAGCGTCGGAGACGATGTATTCAGGCCCGCTGACTGGCCGGGCCATGTCGCGCGTCAGATACTGAGCGTGACCAATAGCAACCAGCGCTTTTGCTTCAACGCTGTTTGCCATGAATTCTTTGCCGGGCAGCACGCCGCCACAGCGCTTTACCGCTTTCAGTTCGATATTCCTCATGGAAAGCTCCAAGGAATTAAAGAAAAGCCCGGCGAACCGGGCTATTCCTGCGGGGCCGTTACGCGCCCCAGTTGACGCCACTGATCAGGGCAACCGCAGACGCACGGCGCTTCTGCCAGTTGATCCAGCGTTCGGCGCGGATAGCCACGCTGTTGGTCTGGAACATCGAGACCATGCTGGTGGCAGTGCCGGAGGCGCTGTTGTTGGTGGGGTTGTCCAGCATCTGCAGAGAGGCTTCGCGAGAAGCATCCACCACGACGTTACCGTCATCAGCCAGCCAGATGTCCGAGGCGTTCGCCAGGATGACGTAGCTGCCGCTGGAGTCGCCGCCAACGTACTCGGAGGTGATAACCGGCAGACCCTCGAAAGAGCCGCCCATCATGGTGATGTCCGGGAACTCTTTCTGACCCAGCGCATTGCGCATCAGGGACAGGTCCAGCGCTGTGCTGGACGACATGATCCATACGCCACCAGTAGGCGTGATGTTGGCGGCGATAAAGGTCTTCATGGCAGCCTTGACGTCGACGCGAATCGCATCAGCATCGGTGCCGCTGGAAACCACCGGAGTGACGCCATTGGTGATGGACGCGGGCGAGACGTTGGCTGCGGCAGTCTTGGCAGGATCAACGAAGTCAGTATCCATACGGGCGATGAGCGCGCCTGCCAAAGAGTCGCGGACCAGCGCTTCTGCGCTCGGATTACTGAAGCGCATCAGCTCTTCGGTCAATACAGCAATGTTGGCCACCTTCGCGTAGCCAAGGTACGCATCGCTGAAGTCGAACTTGGTCAGCGGCTTGGGCGCCCCCTGGCCGACCCAGTAGCCCTCACCGCCGGAAGTCTGGCCGCGCACATGCACGTTGAACGGAATCGCGCGCAGAGACGGAATACCATTCATGCCAAACTTGCCCAGAATTGTCTGCGGGCGCAGAAATTCCACAAAGTCGCCGGCAAACTGGTTGTACTCAACCAGCGGCAGCGCCCAGGTGGCGTCCGTGGTGGTACCGGCCGCCACAGCCGCCTTCAGCGTGGCATGAATACGCTCAGACTGAGGGAATCGGGTTTCGGCGATCGACTTGGCAGTATGCAGGTCGCCCTTCGCCGCACCGAGGCACATGACGTAGCGGGCAAACTCGATACCCTTGGCCAGGTTCTCGTGCTTCTTGGCGGTGGCCGGAACGCGATCGCGCATACCGCTGCGATCCTCAACCGGCTTGGCCTTTTCAACGCTGGTCTTGGCCAGCGCTTCGAGGCGCGCCAGATGCTTGTCGATGGCTGCCACCTCATCCTGCAGGGTGTCGTATTGCTCTTCCTGCTCAGCGTCCAGGGTCTCGCCGGCTTCGGCGGACTTTTCCATGATGGCAACCATCTCGGCGGCCTTGGCTTCGCGGGCTTCTTTGTAGCCCTTGATCTGCTCTTCAATATTCATCTGATTGCCCTCCTGGGGCTTCGGTACTTTGAAGGTTTTAGTGGTGCTTGCCGAAGCGCCGGCAGGTTTACCAATGCGCACAACCGTGGGCAGCCTCTTGCCTGACGCGGCCAGCTGTTCGCGGTCGAACGATTTGATAGAAGTGATGGTGGCCTCGGCGTTTGCCGGGATGGTCACCAGGGATAACTCCAGCCATTCCCACTTGGTGAAGTGGATGCCGCCGTTATCCATGAAGCTGTACTCCAGCGGGCGGAAGCCGATAGAAAGCCCCCGCACCAACTGAAGCTTGACTGATTGCCAGGCCTCTTCCAGTCGCGCAGCCAGCCCTTGCGGCGAATCGACCTTGGGGATGCTTCCACGAACTTCGATACCGGCCTTGGTCGCCTTTGCGGTAAGGATGGTGCCTACCGGCAGCATGCGGTCGTGCTGCCACAGCAGCGCCAGCGGCAACTTGTACTCGGCACCCGACGGCTCGACGATGTCATCCATGCGGTCGGTCGCTGGCGTCGATGCGATGCCCACGAACTCACGCGCCTCATCATCGACCGACTTGATAGTCACGACGCTGTGCACGCGAGTTGTGCTGGCCGCCATCTTTTCCAGATCCATTCGGACCTCCAGAAACGAGAAAACCCGCCGAAGCGGGTTTGTTGGTTACTGCCTGGCGTTAGCCGAGCACGAACATTTGATATTTCTTGGTTGCAGCTGGCGGGTTAAGCGCCATCAGCGTGACCGCGTTGAGCATGGCCATCAGCGGGTCGATCTTCGACGAGCCAGATGCCTGCTTGGTAATGAGTATTGAGTTGGCGCGATTCTCGATCCGGGCGTTGCCAACGCACCATGCCATCAATGGTTGCTCTGCAGGGGCGAATGAGCCGTCCGCCAGCCAACGCTCGGCAGTCTTGATAGCGCCGCCGAGCTTCCAGCCTTGGCTTACGCCGACAATCTTGTCGCTGGGAATGCCGCGCTCTTCCAGCTTGTCCAGAATGGTGCCGAGCCCGACCGGGTCACAGCCGATCTTGTCGAGCAGTCCAGCGTCGTGAACCTGCTCGCAGATGTCGGCCAGCTCTTCGACATCCTCGCCAACACGCTCAACCAGTGTCAGGTGTCCGTCGTTTGCAAAGTCCTGCAGGGCTGGGGCGATATCCTGCCGGCGCTTGAGCACTGATGGGTGCGCCCAGGCATATCCCCATCCCAACTTTCGGCCCGTATCCTTTTCCCGGCCTACGGCGTAAAGCCCCAGAAGGTCATCAAGGCCGCCGCCGTCGACTCCAAGGTCAACTACCTCGCTGCGCTCCAGCAGCTGGTCGAGCGTGCACGGCTCGACCTGGTCTTCCCAGAACTCAGCACCAGCCCAGCGATCAGAGCGCAGAGCCAGCCCGATCTCTACGTTGAGGTGCTTGGCCAGGAATACCTGCAGCGATCCGTCTGTTTTATCCTTTCTCTTTCGCAGCTGGTCTTCCAGCCACTCCCTGCTGACTGAGCGGCCAAGGTTCGGGTTTGTGAAATGGAAGTTGGCGGGGTCCATGTAGGACTTAGCCTTAACCATCGCTTCCGGGAACTCATACAGCACCCCGAGCGATCTGCGGTCGACAATGATGCCGTCGCGCACATCGCGGTAATACTGCAGCTTCTCCTTGAAGACGCCGGCCGGCGGCTTCTCGCTCTGAGTGGTGAGGTAGATCACCCAGCCTTCATTGCGCGACACCTGACCGCCGGTAGCCTCCATGAACATGGCATCAGCGGTGGGCTTTGACCCGAACACCCAGTGCTCATCGATCATCACCCGGCCAGACTTCTTGCCGGATACAGTGTCTGTGTCGGCAGCAACAACCTTCAGGCTGTTGCGATTAACCCTATGGCTGATGGTCCGGATATGGTCCTGGATATGGAACATGTCGGACAGCTCATCGTCCGCCCGCACCATCCCCGCCGCCGGCTTGTAGCTGTTGTCGGCGACTTCTTTGGTCGGCGCCAGGATCAGATGCTCTTCCTCTTCGCGCCAACACAAAATCAGCGCGGTCAGCATGATGCCCGCGGCAATGGTCGACTTGGTGTTCTTCTTGCTGATCAGCAGATAAAACTCACGGATCAGCTGATTTCCGGTCTCAGAATCGTAGGCGCCGAAGATGGCGCCCACAAAATCGAAAACCCACTGGTCCGAACACTCGCCGAACGTCGGCTTGCCGGGCAGATCGACAACGCGTAGCTGCTTGAATATGTCGAGCGCACGGTCCGCCTCTTCCTGGAAGATCGGCGGCGGAATGATCGTCTGTCCGTTCTTGAGCCTTTCGGCCCAGTCTGGACAGGCTGTAGACCAGTCCACTTACTTGACCGCATGCAACGGGGGCGGTGCAGCGCCAAATCTGCCGCCGCTCGCCTTCTGAGCTGCCGCTTGCTTCTCACCCTTCTTGCCGCTGTCACCCTTTTTGCTGTGGTAGTAGTCGACAGCTTTCTGAGCGGCATTACGGCGGTCGAAGATTTTCGCCCTCGGCTCGTTCATCAGGGCAACCAGCCAGACCAGCGGGTCGTCTGTCTGAGGCAGCGTGTCGAGAAACTCACCACCGCCATCCGGCAGTTCACCCCCAGACTCTCCCGCCGCTTTATCGCCGATGTCGGCGTTAACCAGGGCGGAGACTTTTAACATTTCGACCAAAGCCTCCACGTCGGGGTGCTTTGCGAGCCGAGAACCGGCCGCAGAAGCTGACGGAGCCGCGTATCCAGCGGCCTCGGCGGCCTCTCTGTTACTTGCGCCGGCTGCCTTTGCTTCGGCAAATCGGCGCTGCTTGGTTGTGAGCGCCATTAACAAATACCTTCAAAATTGGAAAAAATCTGCAAATGGGGTTGGGCGCGGTCAGGTAGCGAAGGCCTTCTGAACATTCCGCATACCCCCCCTACCACCGCGGCTCGCGTTCGCCGCGCTCTTCGGCCTGCTTGTCCGAGTCGTGGCACGTCTTGCACAGCGGTTGCCAGTTCTTCTGATCCCAGAACAGCGACTGGTCGCCTCTGTGTGGAATCTTGTGGTCGACTACAGTGGCGGCAGTGGCGATACCCTTGGCCTGGCAGTAGCAGCACAGTGGATGCTTGAACAGGAACCGCTCACGCTCTCTCTGCCACTTCCCACCATACCCGCGCTCTGCAGTGGTCTTGCCTGAACGCCAGCTCTCACAGTCAGCTACCGCCATCTGCCGACCCTGGGTCATCTGCACCCGCGGCTTGACAGTGGTGAGCCTGCCCATGCTATGCAGGCGTTCCATCAAGGTGGAATGCGGGGATGCTGTCTTCGTCAACTCCCTGGTCTTCGCCTAATGCTTCGATCAGGGTCAGCAGCAGCTCATTGGTCTTGCGCTGCGCTTCAAGCTGAGCCTTAAGCAGTGGACGAATATCGGAGTGGATGCTGGCGTCAAAGTTTTCATCTGCAATCAGCACCTCGCAGCCGCAGCGCTCAGCGAGAGGCCCTATCATCTCCTTCATCTTTGCCATCTGCTCTAGACTCAGGGACTGCTGAGTCTTTACTACCAGCAGGCTTTTGTTTGACTCCATGCGCTCTCTCCCATGCAATGCGTGACCACTTAACCATCCATGCGCGCCTGCGCTCGCATGCAGAGCAAGCCATCAGCGCCCAATCGCCTCACGTATCTCTTTGATCATGTCCAGCAGGGTCATCTGCTGACGCTTGTCGGCATAGGCGAACCAAGCGCGCACGAACACCCAAGCAGGCAACCCGCACACGAAACACAGCCCGATCAGGGCAACCATGCCCTCGAACTGATCAGCCCATGCGTGCAGGTCGAGCCACTGGACAACGCCTGCGCCGCCACATACCGACGCGAAAACGGTACAGATCAGCGCCACTACCCATTCCCGGGTACTTTTCGGCTGAGTCATAGCCATGACAACGATGGCCGCGAAGGTGGCGCCAAACAGGAAGCCGGCGACCTTGGTCAGCGCGAAGCCGCCAAGCGCCGTGGATGCCGGCTCGCTCATCTGGTGATTCCTCATGGTGGTGGTGTCCCGGGCTGGGCCCGCTGGTGAGCCGTCCGTGGTCAGTGAATTTCAGGCACAAAAAAACCCGCCTCAGTGGACGGGTTCTTCAGAGCGGCAAAACCGCAGATTGGGAATATATTGTTCGCTTGTTCGCTTAATTGCAAACCTTATTTGCAACCTATCACGCCGCCTCGGCAACCATCAGCCCATGCTGCCGCATAACCGCATCAACCTGCTTATGCGCTGCATCAATCTGCTCGTTCAGCCAGCGCTGCGTCAGCGACTTCCAGCGGCGCAGGGTTCCATCGGGTGTTCCGTCAGAATCCCATGACTGGACCTCATAGAATGCCGATGGCAGGCGTCGAGGCACAGCCCAGCACGTCACGCACTTCATCTTGAACAGATGCGGCGCGGGGCTCGCCACCCGAGGGATCAGCCAGCGCACCGACTCAGCCACCTCAAGGTCATTGATCGAATACTTGGCAACCATCGCATGCCACAGCGTGGCGTCCAGGTACCGGTGCAGGATGGCTCGTGCAATGCAGTCCTGCGTCAAGCGCTCGTCAGCAGTAAGGTCGGAGCCAGAACGCATTTCAGGCCAGCCCGACTGATACCGCATCTGCCAACCCGCCTTTGCCGTGCCGTCGTTGGTCTCGATCGACATCACTCGCGCAATGCAGTGCCCTGCGTCTCTGTAGATCATGGATCAATCCCCCGTGTAGTGGCCGAGCACGCCATCGCGCCGGCTGGGCTGATAATCACGCTCTGCACCCTGGGCACCGCCGCGGGACTGCACCAGCGCCTGCAGGATGTTGGCCCGAGCAATCTGCCGGGTCAGCTGCCGCCCGAGTTGCTGGGCCAGATCCTGTCCCGCCACCGGCAGCCAGCCGATGCCATCGCAGGCAATGCAGTCCAACTGATGGAAAATGCCCATCGTTGTGCCTTTGCCGTTGCATGCCTTGCACACTTCCGGCTCCACCATGTCACGCCGACTTGTCACGCTTGCTCCTTACGATGGATAGCCACGCACTTGTCCAACTGATCAGGGTCTGGGCTGGTGAACAGCAGCGCACCACCTGGCCCATTGACCACAAACACCCGCTCACCCCGCATTACCTCAACCGTGCGACGGTATCCGTCGCAGGTCTCCCATAGATCAAGCCCCGTCTCGACCCGCTCCCACTCGACGCGATCAGTCAAAGCGCTCAACCTCCCAGCCAGTGCCCTTCCTCTTCACGGCGATGAACACGAAGGGGTACAGCTCAGCAGCCACCTTGATCTTCACCCTGGCGTCATCCACCCAATGGCCCTTCACCTCGTGAATCTCCATCAGCCCATCTGAACGCATCACCGCGAAGTCGGGCGAGTAGAAGGTGTTGTCAGCCAACCGCAGCTTGATGCCTTCGAACTTGTACCAAGCCACCTCACCAGCGGCCTGAAGCACTGCCAAGTGACGGTCATACGCGGCCTCAGTCTTGTTCTGCTTGCCTACCTTGAGGCGTCCGAGCGCCTGCATTTTCGTCACAGCTGATGGCTGTTTCCGCATATCTTCATCCTCTCCGTGTAGAAACGCAGGATTCGGCGCAATCGCCCGCCTGCTCAGGGGTTGCGCCATTTGGCAGAAATGCAGGAACAGCCACTTTTGCGCCGTGCGCTTCGGCAAATCCCAGCTCATCCAGCCGGTTATGCCACCGCTCCAACGCCTCCCGTCGACGCTCCATGGCATCGCGGGTCAGGTAGGTTTCGGCAGTCACGCCAAGGGTGTGGTTGATCAGCAGCTCGCCCACCATGTGGTCAACGCCAATGTCGGCCAGGCTGGAGCGCATCAACTTGCGCAGGTCGTGGCTTGTCCACTTCCGCCCGCTCACCTGGCGCATCAGGGCGTGGGCGCTGGTGTCGGCCATCCGCTCGCCACCACGCACCGGGAACAGCCAAGCCGCCTTGAGCCGTGGGTCTGGCAATGCCTCCCGATACCGCTGCAGCAGCGCCAGCACCTGCGGGGTCAGTGGCAACACGTGCTCGCGCCGGCTCTTGGTGTTCGATTCAGGTATCACCCACACCCGCTCATCAAGCGACACATGAGCCCACCGGGCCTGCAGCGTCTCGGATATCCGGGTGCCATGCGCCAGCATCATCAGCGGCAGCATGCCCTTGGCCGGGTCAGCCTTGAACACCGCCACCAGGTGCGGCACCAGCTCCTGCAGGTCAACGCGCGACAGCGCCGCCGGCTTCGGCCTCAACTTGCCCTTGTAGAAGTCCCTGAACGTCACGCCCGCCAGCGGGTTGGTATCGATGCGCCCCTGCCCTTCAGCCATCCGGAACGCCTGCCCCAGCGCCTGCAGAGCCTTCTGCACCGAGCGCGGCGCCAGCTCCTGATGCATCGGGAACACCAGCTTGTCATCCAGCAGCACCCGGTCGACCTTCCGCAGCGGTACCTTGCCCACGCGCGGCAGCACGTGCTTTCGCATCAGGCTGCCCATACTGCGGCGGTACTTCTCCGACCGGGCCTTATCGCCCTCGATGCGTGAAAGCCACCACGTCACAACCTCGCCGAGTGTCCTCACTGCTTGCGCCTCTCGATCAGCCGGTTCAACTCAGCCCGCACAGCCGGCGCAAGGTCGCCCAGAGCGCTCAGGGCCTGCTGCACCTTCACGCGGTCGTGTCGTATCTCGAACAGCTCAGCCGCCCGGCGCTTCGCCTCAACATCGCGCACCAGGCACGCAGCACGCTCTGCCGCCAGGTCAGCGCGCACATCCTCAGGCAGAGTTGCCAGGTTCACACCCTGGCGGATGGCTGCACGCTGAGCCGGCGTCATGCCCGCGCCCCGCCCATCGCAGCCCGCAGCCCGGCCAGCGCTGCCCGCCCCACCGCAGGGTCAGCAATGCGCGGGATGGCCTTCTGCTCGTTCGGCGGTGCCGGCGCCAACACCTCACCCCGCAGCAACCGATTCTGGATCTCGCGGTAGGCCCGCTCGAACTTCGCGCGCGACCGGTCGGCCGGCAGGCTCAGCAGCGCCGTGCGCGTGCAGGCCAGCGTTGCGTGGTACACCGCCGAGTGATCCCACCGCTCGCAACCAATCGACGCAGGGTGCGAGTTGCGCAGTGCCTGCTGGTAGGCCGCGTCCATACTCGGCAGCCCCATGCGCTCTGGCGCTGGCGTGCACCACTCGATGAACTTGCCAGGGCCCGGCACAAAGTCGCTCGGGTCAGCCCTGCAGGCCTCCAGCCCAAACCGCAGCTGCTCAACCGTGGTGATGCCCGCAGCCATAAACGCACGCACCCACTCACGCTTGGCCTTGCCCAGCGCCTTGTCATCAGGCCACGCCTGCCGGCAGGCCGGTTTGATCGCACACAGCCGCTCGAACAGCAGGTTCACCACCCGCACCGCCGCCTCATCCAGCGCAACCGGCCCCGCTGGCACCTGCCCAGCGCCCGCCATCAGCGCCCCTGCCGCCTTCTCAGTCAAATCGTCAATCTTGTCCACGTCACACCCCCTCGTCGCCAGTAGCCCAACTCTTGTCCTCATGGTCCAGCTCCTGCCGCCCGGGCGATGCTCGGGCGCGGCTCGCCGTGGCGACGCTATCGGCGAGCCGCTCCATCCGATTCAGAACCCACTCGCACTTGAACCCGCGCCAGCCCGCCTCCTGTGCCTCGGCCAACGCATCGTCCGCACTGACCCCTGCCGCCACGCAGAGCCCAAGCTCGGTGTTCACCCGATCCCAAACCGTGCTGGTCACCGCAGCCCGCATCCGCTTCCTGCAGGTCAGCCAGTCAGCCAGCACCTGCTCCGAGGCACCGTGAGGGTTGTCAGCCAGCAGATCGGTCAGCCCGAAACCCAGCTTCACCGAACCGGGCGTTTTGCCGGGCTGCGCAGAGAATGACGGTTCCTTTACGGTTCCCTTACGGTTCTGGGGGCACGTGGTGCCGGGGTGTCCGGCATCTGGTGCCGGGGTGGGGGGCACGTTGTGCCGGGGTGCATCTGATGCAGGGGGGCACGACGTGCCGGGGTTAAATCCGTCAGGAGCAACCGTGTACCAGGTCGATCTGCCAGACCGCTGATGGCTCACCAGAAGCCCCAAATCCTCCAGTTTGCGGAGTGAAGACCGAACGGCACGCTCAGACAGACAGGTACGCTCTGAAATGCTCGCGATAGACGGCCAACACACGCCCTCGTCGTTCGCGTTGTCAGCCAGGCTGATCAGCACCGCCTTCTGGGTCGCGCTGATGCCTTGGATAGGCCAGCACTGGCTCATGATCATCGTGCTCATCTGGCTACCCCAGGCACCCGCTGCGCCAGCACCGTCAAACCCTTCGGCGTGACACGTACCTGTGACGCAATACGCTGCACGCCGTCGGCACCAACACCAATCACGGAGGTCTTGTGCCAGAGCAGCCCAGCCGTCATGCGCGGGCCGTAAGCAAGCCACGGCTTACCCTCGCCACGCCGGTAGATCCACCGATTTGCGCTCATCCACTCGATCAGCGCCTTTGGCTGTATACCCACTTGCTTGGCTGCATCAGTGATGCACAGGGTGCCGGCAGCGTCAGCCAGCTGCTGCAGCGCCTTAACCTTCGGCTCCTGCTGGCTCACCACCAGGCGCAGTGAGTTGTTCTGCTCTGCCAGGTCGGCAGCCAGGCGCAGGGCTTCGGGCAGGGTCTGGGGGATGCTGTTGGTCTGCTTCTCAAGGTCGTGCAGGCGCCGAATCACGCGCAGGCGCAGCGGCGCGCTGTAGCCGGTGATCAGCACCTCGGTCAGCTCGCGAGTCAGCCAAAAGCAGGACGTGTAACCCCTGCCGTCACGGTCCTCACGGACATGATCCAAACTTGGATCATCCTTCAACGCCTCCAGCATCGTGCGGATATCCCGCAACACATGCGCATGCTTTTTGCCGGTCAGCTCGGCAATCTCGGCGCTACTCATCGTCAGCGCGCCGCCGGTATTGCTCAACATCACGTCTGTAGCCATAATGAACATTCCTCGAAGCCCCGGCAGGGTCCCCACCCATCAATGCCGGGGTTTTTTATTGCCTGTATGAAAAACCAGCACTGTCAGTGCGCTTAACGCACCTGCCCGCATTCGGCACCATGTAGTTGTGGTCAGGCAGCCGACTCTGCCGGGTACAAGTCAGGACGAAGCTCGTGACGGGAAACGCCGGTCACTTCCTCGATCTTCAACACGCGCTCGGCAGGAACTCGACCGGTCGCGCACATCTTCTGGACAGCTTGCGGAGTGCAATCCAGAAGCCGCGCCAGAGCCGACTGGCTGCCAGCAGCTTTTGCTGCTTTGGTGGCTGCGTTTTCGTTCATATGAACCTCGATTTTTTCTACAACTCAAGGTTACAACTATGCCGCATGCAGTTACAAGCAATTCTTGCAATGATCTATACAACCAGTGGTTGTACATTGACGGCATGAAAACTTTCTCAACTCGCCTGATCGCTCTCCGTGAAGCGATCGGGGTAAATCAATCCGAACTTGCGCGCCGAGTTGGCGTGACGCCGCAGGCTGTCCAGAAGTGGGAGAGCGGCGCGAACGGCCCGCGCGGGAAGCGCCTCGAAAAGCTGGCAAGTGAGCTGCGCTCAACAGTTGGCTACCTGGTTTCAGGTGAAGGAGACGGCACCCCCAACGTCGAGCCCGGCCCGGAGCAAAAGGGATATGTGCCGCTGATTTCGTGGGTACAGGCAGGGAGCTGGTGCGAAGTGGAAGATATTTATGCCGTTGGGGACGCGGAGGATTGGCTGCCGTGCCCAACGAGTCATGGGCCGAGGACGTATGTTCTTCGGGTGCGTGGTGAATCTATGAACAATCCTCATTCACGCAAGACGTTCCGCGAAGGCGACTTGATCTACTGCGATCCGGATAGGCAAGCAGAGAACGGGTCAATGGTCGTTGTGAAGCTGGACGACGAACAACAAGCCACATTCAAGCAATTGATCATCGAAGGCGATCAGAAATTCTTGAAGCCATTGAACCCGAACTGGCCCGAGCCGATCATCAAAATCAACGGCAATGCGACCATCTGCGGCGTCGTGATTGGTAAGTACGAAGTGTTCTAAAATCACACCTAGCAAGGATGCACCACCATGAAGAAGCTTGTCATCTTGGCCATGTGCGCAGCACTGGCAGCATGCGAAAAACCCACCCTTGATACCACGAGCGACGAGGCATTCAAGGCTTCGCTGGAAAAGGTCGTTGCGTCTCTGCCAGAGGAACAACGCAGTCAATTCCAATCTGATGTCGCATACCTCGCAATGCAGTCTATGGATCTGGGCGCGATTATGTCGGGCAAGTCCCCTACTGACGTTGCTGGTGACATGCGCGCTCAGTTCACCGGAAAAACCGGTGAACAGGTCATAGCTCAAGCGGCCGCGGCTCGCGTTGAGCAGGAACGCCGCGAGCGTGAGCAGGCGCTTGCCGAGATTCAGGAGCTACTGGCCAAGCAGCAGACCGCCGCAGAAGCAGCTGCGCAACTGGCGCAGTTCAAGGTAACCCGCTCGCGCTTCTACAAGCAGCAAAGCTCAAACCGTTTCCTCGGTCCGGAGCCTGTTATTGAATTGGACGTGACCAACGGCACAAGCAGCGCAGTGTCCCGAGCCTACTTCCGCGGCACTATTGCGTCACCTGGACGTCAGGTGCCTTGGCTAACGGACACGTTCAACTATGAAATCAGTGGTGGCATAGAGCCGGGCGAATCAGTGTCTTGGGCTCTGGCGCCCAACCAGTTCACCGACTGGGGGAAAGTTGAAGCTCCTGAAGATGCGGTCTTCACCGTTGAGGTTTACCGCTTGGACGGCCCTGATGGCAAAGCACTCTATGACGCTTCCGGCCTCAGCGAGCGCGAGCTGCAGCGGCTTACGAGCCTCCAAGAGAAGTTTGGCGGCTGAAACGGTGTTCGGCTTCCGCTTCTGGCAGGCCCTGTTTGAGGGCAAGCGCTGGGCAAGGCGTCAGATGCTGGAGGCAGTGGTGGTGCTGGTGGTTTGTGGGGTGGTCGTTGGTATACATCAGGCGACATGAATCTGTCCGGGCCATGGAGATGCTTAGCATATGCCTAGCGATCACCAAATCCACATGACAGCGGCAGAGCAGGTGATCCGGGAAAAGTCTGTCGCTTTCGCTCGTGACAACAAGAAGCGAATCGCCCGACAGCTGACGGATGCCAATCGCTACCCATCTGAAGAAGAGCCGGTGGCGCTCTTTATGGCTGGCTCTCCTGGCGCCGGGAAAACAGAGACGGCCGAGGCATTTCTACATGATCTCGGAGGCTCTACCCTCTTGATCGACCCTGACAAGTATCGTGTCTTTTTTGAAGGCTATGATGGGAAGAACGCTTGGTTGTTCCAACCAGCCGTCAGCATCATCGTCGAGAAGGTGATCGATATGGCTTTCAAGAATCGCCAGAGCTTCATCCTTGACGGCACCCTGACGAACTACGAGAAAGCCAAAAGCAATATAGAGCGATGCCTAAATAAAAACCGGTTTGTGCAGATACTATATGTATACCAGCAGCCGAAGCTGGCGTGGCAGTTTGTTCAGGCCAGGGAGGCTCAGGAAGGCAGGCGCATTCGACTGGAAGACTTCATAGACCAGTATTTCGAAGCGAGGTCCGTGGTCAATCGTCTGAAAGCTCACTTTGGCAAGAGGATCGAGGTGGACTTGATGGTCAAAAATCTGGACAATTCGCTGCGCTCTTATAAGATGAATATTGACGTGATCGACCGATACGTCCCAGAGAACTTTACGCGGGAATTTCTTGTCCAAAACCTCCCCGCACCGGAGAAACCGCTATGAATCTTTTTGGCACCAAAACCAAGGTGGCTTCGTCGACCCCGCTCTCTGACTTTCTTCGCAACGCCAGCTCCGGCGAAAAGAAGAAGGTGTACGCGCGCGTTATCAGCCAGGCATCAGAGCGCCAGCGCGAAGTCATCGCCGCATACGCTGAGAAAGCATCCGCCTGAGCGTTAATATCTAAACCTTAAAAGCCCGCCCCGAGCGGGCTTTTTTGTGCCCTCCCCCAGCCCGCTTCGGCGGGTTTCTTTTGCCTTACGACCAACCTACAACTCTGCCTTGAAAAATAATTACAACTTTTGCTTGCATACCTGTAACCCTAGGTTGTAATGTTTATCCCAAGCCAGCACCAACGGCCAGGGCCAGACCCGCGATCTTTAACAACCGAACCAACTGAATATTCAACAACAGACCGCATTGCCTCTACGGCGACCGGCGATCAGATAGGCGAATGGAAAACCTACCAACCGATGGCTCACCTACGCGGAGACCGGACGGCTGATCGAGGGTGGAATGCCCGAACCGAGAGGATGACCCGATATGCAATGCGCCCCGCAACCCAAGCGGTAATTGGTCAGGCATCAAGCTGCAACTGCGCGGTAATCGGCACCGGCGGTAAGAGCCTGAGACAGAGGTAGAAGCGCAAGAGCCCAGCAGGTGCGCGACTTCGTAAAGCCTCACGCCCAGCCCACCGTGGCGCAAACGGAGGCAGGTAGACAGATTTCCTCGATGGCCTTGGCAACAGGGCCATCCGGGAAGACAACCAGCAGGAGAATCACATGTTCATCGGAGTAAAACTGATTGACGCAACACCCATGAATCGCCAGCAGTACAACGACTACCGAGGCTGGGTGCTGCCCAGTGACGAAAATGGCACCGACGAGGGCTACTTGGTCGAGTACATGGACGGCGGCGAGCGCAACCATCCTAATCACCAGGGCTACATCAGCTGGTCGCCAAAGGAAGTATTCGAGCGCGCATATCGTGAGACCCAGGGAATGTCCTTTGGCCTGGCCATTGAGGCAATGAAGCTGGGCAAGAAGGTATGTCGCGAAGGCTGGAACGGTAAAGGCATGTGGGTTGCGATGTCGCCGGGCAGCCAGTTTGCACCGGAGCACGCCAAGCCCGGACACGCCGCTTACCACTTGGCTCACGGTCGAAGCGAGCCGATCACTCTCTGCCCTCACATCGACATGAAGGCGGCAGACGGAACGCTGGTTATTGGCTGGCTTGCATCGCAAACCGACATGCTGGCTGACGACTGGATGACCTTGGATTGACTTCCTCATGCCGGTTCATTGAGCCGGCATCGGTAAGCACTGAGGATCAGGCACATGAGAAAGCTATTCAAACCGATGCGCGGCTGCCGAATCTTCGCCAGCCAAAAGCACATGACAGAAGAGCCGGGCACCTTGCTCGGCTGGTGCGAGAAGGTCGACGGCAACATCTGCATCTACAAGATGCCAGCATCTGAAGAGACTGACCGCTTTATTTGGCGGACCAGCAACGGACTGAACGACTGGTATGAATATGCAGCTTGATAGGAGGCTTCATGAACACTGACATTGATTGGGACTTCTTCCCAGACACACCGCCCGGCCCTGCCCTGATTCACGGCCCGGCGCACTTCACCCGGCTGGAATGGGTTGAAGAGGTTTACACGGTATGCCGAGGCGGCCGCCCTCTTCCGGCGATCACCCATCGCTACCGGGTAACAGGTCATGGCGTCCGGTGCGGATGCAATGCCAAGCACCACGTCTGCACCAAGCATTGATCACGACAACCCCAGCCGGCAGAGGGGCCAATATCACCGGCAGCCAGGGCGCGGAGTACTACGCTTGAACATCCGCCCGCGTGACCTGGCACCGGCCCCAGCAGCGGTATATCTGGTGGGCATCTGAATCAGCACTGCGGTGCGACCGAACGCCTTGACTCGCAATCATGGCGGCAGTGCTGATTCAGATGCAGATGAATGCGCAGGCTGATGCGCTATGAGCAAGCGGCAATAACTCGGTAAGTCGTTTCGATAAGTTCCGCGCACGACGTAATCCCGCAATGCCGGAGATCAGCACCGGCCATTTGCATCACAGCTGACCCACCATGCGTGGGCACAGTAACGGCAGCGCCTCCGGGCGAGGCCAGTAGCAAGCAAGACGGCGGTGAGAGCCCGCGCGGGAGACGTAACCCGCACCCATCACACTCTTTGCCCCGCTCCGGCGGGGTTGGGTTCTTTTTCCCCTTCTTCCAGTGCCCAGAAGCATGCCAGCGCATGCCTGTGGGCATTCATCGCACGGAGCGCACCACATGCACACACTAACCAGCGAACACTGGCAGGGCTGTACTGGCCTGCTCAGCAAGCGCGAACTCGAGTTCACCCTGCGTGTTGCCGAGGGCAAGACCGACAAGGAAATCGCCCGGGAGACCGGGCTGGCACCGGATAGCGTTCGCAAGCGGATCATGAGCGCCATGTTCAAGCTCGGCGCCCACCGTCGCGCCCAGCTGGTGGCCGAGGCCATGCGCCGCGCAATCATCGCCCCACTCGCCATCTTCCTTGCGGCCTGCTGCGTGGTGGTCAACTCCACGCCAGACACCCAGCAGGAGCGCGCCCCACGCAACCCGCGCGGCGGCCTGGTGCGCATCAAAGGCGGCGCCCGCCGTGATGACCCGTTCTTCAACCCCTTCGACTACGTGTAAGGAGACACCCCATGATCACCAAGGACCAAG